CTACATATATGACAAACGAAGACGCAGCTCTATCAAACAGATTGGTAGAAGACGTTCTTCAACGTCAGCAAGTCGGTGCAGCGTTCAAACTTTATACAGACCGTGTATTTAGTGGTGGATCTGTTAGTGACACTCTTAGCCGTTCAATCAGCTTTGATGCAACATTAACTTCTGCAAGTTTCAGTGTTAACCCTGATGATGCTCAAGAAGTAACAGTTAACTTCCGTCCAGCAGGACTCCCCACATTCGACTTAAGTTCTACATAATAGTAACGGAATCGGAATGTTCCACTAACCCTGCTTCTTGCAGGGTTTTTTATTGACTATTGAGCTATAGTAGTGGCACATAAATTCTTATTATGGCTACTAGCTCAAGACCGCTTCGTGCAATAGATCGTTTAAAAAAGGCTGCAAACTTAGATGCTACAAAGAAAGAGGTTGAATTATCTGACGGAACCATATTTGAATTATGGGTAACACCATTAACAATGGCAGAAAGAGAAAGAGCACAAAAAGGAGCTAAATCCGATGATGCAAATGAGTTTGCTCTTCGTTTACTTTTGACAAAAGCTCAAGATGAAAATGGTGAAAGGTTATTCACTCTTGGAGAAATAGACATACTAAAAAATGAAGTCAGAGACGCTGATCTACAGGCTCTAATGTTGGCTATTATTAATGACGATCAGGAGCCAATAGACCCAAAACTTTAAGCCAAGAACTAAGGAAAGATAACTTAATGATGCTGCAATTCAGCATCGCTAAAGAACTAGGAAAATCTTTAGTAGAAATCAGGCAACTTTCCTTAGAAGAAATTCTTGGCTGGAGTTCCTATTTTCAAGTTTTAAACGAAGACCAGCAGAAAGAAATAGATAGAGCGAAGAGACTCCGCTAGACTGTTGCGTAGTGCTTGGGTTAAAACATCGTGGCCTATAAAGCCGATATAAATATTGCTGTAAAAGGCACTAGACAATTAAAGGAGCTTAGAGATCGTTTAGAAGCAACAGCGATTCAGGTAACTCGTCAAAATAAGTTACTTAGCAATCTGACTAAGGTATATGACACAAGTTTAGTTCCCTCTTTAAACAACTTAAATAGAGCTCTAAGTAAAGCCTCAGATGATTTCAAAAGAAGCACTTTAGGTACAAAGGCTGCTACAGATGCAGCAAAAAACCTTGTTTTAGCAGAAAGGGCAGTAAATAAAGAACTAGAGCAAAGATCCCAACTACTAAATAAAATTAGAGGAGTAGACCCCAATCAGTACTCGAAACGAGCTGGTCCTGCCAGACCTGCTCATTTACAGAAAGTTCCTGGCTCTGACATGCCGTGGCAGAGCAGTCCTGTAGGCGAAAGAATACAGAGAAGTATTCAAGCTCAAAAGGAAGAATTAACGCTGCAAAAAGCGTTAGAAAAGATGGAGCTTAGGAAAACAGATCAGATAAATAAGCAGCTAAATTTTAGGGCTAAGAACTTAAAGATGCTGAATGAAGAAGTAGCCAGGGGGAAAATTATATTAAAACTTAGACAACAGAGAAAAGTAGGCTCTGGATTTAGAGACTTCAGTATTAATGCAGAGCGATTCGGTGCTCCTAGTTCCCCGATCATGCAGGGGCCACAGGTATCTGCTGCTTATCAAGACTCTTTTTTGCAGGAAAAGAAGAGACAACTAAAACTAAAAAGGCAGTTAAGAATATCTAAGGGAAGGCAAGCACAACAGCAAATGCAAAATGCTTCTGCTAATGCCCTTATTGGTGGTGCGTTCCCTCTCTTATTCGGTCAAGGTCCAGGTGCGGCTGCTGGTGGTGCTTTAGGTGGCTTTGGTGGTGGAATGATGGGAGGTCAGTTTGGTTTTGCTCTATCCCTAGTCGGTACAAATATTGGTGCTGCAATTGATTCTTTAGTTACAGGAGCAAAAGAGTTAGGTGTAGCGTTAAACCCTCTAACAGCAGATTTAACAGCACTTACTAAAGCTGCTGGACTTGCAGGGACAGTAGATGCCAACAGAATAAATCTTATTGAACAGGTAAGGGGTAAACAGGAAGCTTTAAACGCAGCACTCAGAGAGATGACAAGTGTTGTAGGTGAAAAAGGAGTACAAGCCCTACAAAAATTAGGTGAACAGACAACAGCGTTAACAAATGCTTGGAATAAATTTATGACAGGTGTTTTTGCTGGTATTGCAGAAGCATTAAACAAGTCAGGTTTAACAGATAAATTAACTAACTTACTAAACAACTTAAGTGGAGCAGACAGTGGTTTAGCTTTTGCAGGATCAAGTAATGCTAGTGCAGCCTTGCAAGGTAGAGCAGGGCAATTAAATAGTCTGAATACTCAAATAGCAGGTATGCAATCTAACTTGGGTGCAGGGGGAGGTATTAAAGCTGGAGACGAAAGAAGGGCTGCAATAGCCAGGCTAGGTGAAGAAGAATACAACACAGAACTTAAAAAGTTAGATGCTCTTATTCAACAGAAAAGGGTATTGGAAGAAATTATTGCTGAAAAGGCAAATTATGAGCAGATAGAACACAATGCCTTAGAAACGCAAAAGATAATAAATGAAGCAGCTTTCGGAGCTATGGAAAAAGAGAATGAAGTTGCTAAAGATACTGTGCAAGTAGGGGCAGCTAGAGCAGAACTAAATGAAAGAATTAGAAAGGCACAGGACGAGTACTTAAAGATATTGCAAAAGGTCGATCCAACAATTAAAGAGATAAGTGTAGAGGAAAAGGACAGAGTGAAGTCGGCTGTAGAACTAAATGACCAACTAAAACGTACATCAGAATTATCACAGCAGTTACGGGATACTTTTGTAGAAGGATTGGCTAGTGGAATAGAGGGACTAATTACAGGAACTAAGACCTTGAAAGAATCTCTTGCAGGTATTTTGAGAGATTTTGGAAGTATCTTGCTGAGAACAGGATTACAAAATATGATGCCTGGATTTGGTAGTTTCTTCGGACAGGGTATAGGAAGTGCAAATGGTAACTACTTGGCGAATGGTATTAGGCCGTTTGCTTCTGGTGGAATGGTTACACGACCCACAATGGGACTCGTAGGAGAAGCAGGAGAAGATGAGTACGTCATACCAGCCTCTAAGATGGCTCAGTCAATGCAACGGTATTCAGCAGGAGCCAGGGGCCAATCAGTAATTCCTGGCACAGGTGCATCCTCATCAGGAGGAGCATCTGGTTCGTCAACAACAGTCAACTACTCTGGTCCAATATTGAACTTTAACTCTGAAGAATTTGTTCCTAAATCCGCAATAGGTCAGATCATTAATTCAGCAGCATCTAAGGGTGCAGCAGCAGGAGAATCTAGAACAATGTCCACTTTGCGAAATAGCAGAGGGGCTAGAGCAAGGATAGGAATGTAATGTCAGTTGTTGCTTTAACTGCCTTCCTTACTGTTTATAAAACAGACGGTTCAGAGCTTAAATTCCAGAATGGAAAACACACGGCTGTAGCTGGTCATAACTATTTGTCTTTCCTTTATCAAGGAGCAGCAATGAATAGATCAGGGGATAACTTAGAAGCTTCTCTTGTTCTTGCTAATAACTCATTAAGCATGAATCATGTAAAAGAATTTGTAGACAATAAGTATTCAATAGAAGTAGAAACATTTTTAATGACAACAGATTTTAATAAAGATACGTCTGCTGCTAATGGAGGAAAGATAAGTGGTGAACTGTGGTTAGCTGCTGGTATGCGTTACGACTCTGAATCAATAGAGTTGATTTTATCTAGTGCCATAGACGCTGTTGGTGCAAACGCTCCACAGCAAACTTTGACAAAGGCAAGGTGTTCTCATCTTCCTTTAACTGGCTCATTGCAAAATCTTTGAAGCCTTACGAGTTAATAGGTCTTGAGTATCGTTTAGGGTCTGATCCTGTAAAACATGGCACTGGAGACTGCCTTTCTTTGGTTCGTACAGTATTAGGTCACTATGGTTTTACTGTTCCTAAAGGAGAGCGTGATTGGTATCGAAGATTAAAAAGAAAAGACTATAGTATCTTTTTTGAAGAATTAAATAGGTGGGGAGTTGAATCACCCCCTAAACTAGGAACAATTGGTCTTTGCAAATCAGATGATGCTTTGTATATGGCTGCGTTTTACGAGGAAGGATGGCTGAGTTACCAAAAAACATTAGGAAAGTCGGTGGTGAAATGGTTGCCGCTAGAAGCCCTTTCACTCGCAGGGTGTTACTTCCAACGGAAGCCGATCTCTGTAATACTCTCGGAATAACAGAAGAAGAATATTTTCAATTCTTAGAAGGTGTAGCTGCAAAAGTAAAGGAACAACCTGAAGCGTATGGTTTAGTTCCTGGAATTTTTGCTGGACCTGGAGCAGGTGCTCTTGCTCTTTATCAAACAGCAGGTGGTATTAGTTTAACTTTTCTTGGACAGATTGCTGTTGGTGTTGCTTTAACTGCTGCTAGTGTTTTATTAGCACCAAAGCCTCCAAGCATGAGGCAAGGTACACAAGAAAGAACAGCAGATATAGGTGGTACTAAGAAGTTTGCACCGCAATTTAGTTTTAATAGTGTTCAAGACTTAGCAAACTTAGGAGATTTAATTCCTCTTGTTTTTACTAATCGCCAACTAATAAATGGTATTTTTTACGGAGGTATTCGTGTTAATTCACAGCTTCTTTGGTCACAAATGGTTAGCTTGGGCAGCTATCAACAATTAAAAATACTTGCCTTATTTTCTTTAGGTGAAATAGCTAGAAGACCAGATTTAAAAGGTTATGCAATAGGAGATTTGTTACTAGAAAATTACCATGCAGATAAAATTTATAAGCTTAATTATTCAAATGATGGGTATGGACACTCAGGAGAAAATATTCCTTTTTTAAGAGATGGTGGGATTATTCCCAATAATATTTTTAAAGTTGATGATAAAAGACATTTCTCTGGAACAAGAAATCCAACAACACAGGCAACATTTGGATTAAGCAATCCAATGCCTAATGCTACTGTTTATAAATTGCCTTATCAATTAGTTAGAACCCCTAGCAATACAGACACAGATGAGTACAGACCAGCAGGAAGAATAACGTACAAAAAGAGAAGGAAACTCCTTGGTGCGTGGCCTATGAGAGCAGGATTTGTTAATTCTGGATCTGCTCTTCAACAAAAAGGTGAGGCTGATGCAACTGTTGGCGGTTTCTTGACATATCAGATAATAGGTAGCGGAGGTCTTGGTTTGTACGAGGGTATTGGGTATCAGCAAGATAGTACTGATGTAAGGCTAACAATGGACCCTCATGGAGTTGAAGATATTAACTCTGCGACTAAAACAGTTAGAGAGGCTACTGATTCATATCTTGCAATAGGTGAACAATATATGGCTGGATCAACTTTAGTAACTTGCGAGCAAATAGTGGAAGATAATTTGCCTGTAAATGGAAGACCTTGGGATGGAACAAAAATTAGATCAGCTAGTTTTAAAGTATTAGAAACGGGAAGATATGAATCTGTTGATGATTCTATTCATGGATTAGGATTGCATGTCAGGAACCCTTATTGGGATAGGGATGGAGACTTTTTTACAGTAAGACCTGGACGATTAGATAAAGACGATCATTTTTATTATGAACAGAATTTCACTGACCTATACAATCCACATAGTCGGTATGCACTCCAGAAAGCTACTTTAGGAACTATTTCTAATAACAGAAAATGTCATATTACAGAAATAGGAATTAAGTCAAAAGTATTTAAAGAGATTCAATTTGCAAATGTAAATAGTAAACCAACAGAAGAAAAAATTTATGAAATTTATGATCATAATTCTTCCCTTACATTAGGTAATATAAATAAATTTATTACTAGATATAGTTTCTTTAAGTTACAAGCTAGGAAAGTTGGGAAAGACACTTGGAACTGGTTAAAGCCTAGTACAAATACTAATATTCATACTGGTTTGTTTTGTGTAAGAGGTAATACTCCAGAATTTCAATATAACTATATAAGAATAGATCAGCCAACTTTAGATCAATACGAATATAGATTTTTTCCTTGGCCTGGTGCTGCTGTTGTTAAAGAAGTAGAAGCTTACGAAGCAAGAGAAAGACACAATCCTGTTAACGCTATTGTTTTAAATTCCAATGGTTCAAGGACAGCAGGATCTATAGATAAATTTACTTGTAGTGTAAATGGAGAAGATTATGTTGTTCAATTCGCAGGAGATAAAAACTATGTGCTGACTAAACAAAAATTAAGCAATATCGAATGGAATTTAGGTTCACCAGACAAAGTAAAAGTAGGGAACGCTTATTATCAAGTTACTGGGTTCCAAAAAACTCACGATGGAAGTAGAGATGATTATTCAATAAGCAATTTACCAATAGCAAGACCAGTTGTAAGAATATTTACTAATAAATTCTACCGTCTAGGTTCTCCTGGTTATCTAGGAGGAAATTATACTATTATTGTTGGTTGGCAAAATTTTCCTAGTGCTGGTTTTACTCAGTATTCCTTATACATTAATAAAGCTGACGTAACCCCAAATATTCAAGGTCTTGATGGCCCTGCATGGGCTAATCATCAAGTAAAAGCACCAGGGGATACTAGCGCTGTTGAATTTCACTACACCACACTAGATGGTAGAGGCGGGAAATTTACACTAGGTACTCATCAAGCCAATACAGATAGTGGAAACCCTATTTATGGAGTTAATAAAGATGAGCAGACAGCATTAACAGCAACTCCTTCTTTCCAAGGAGAGGTCGAAGTTAAAACAGATGAGGATGATGGTTCAGGTTTAAAGGCTAATGTTGTTGTTTATTCTCTTGGAACTGAATGGTATGCCGAATGGTCATTAAGTGATGTAGGTAATGATTACTCAAACAATCAGACTGTTTATCTAGATAAAGACATTATTTTTACTAGCGAAATTATTAATGCTGGATATGGAGATATAACATTTAAGGTGGATGTTAATACGTCATCTTCCGATCTTTACAGTGATGAAATTGGATCTGCTGAATTAAATCCTTATGATGCTGCTTCTGATTTTTGGAAGTATGAAGGCGACAGATCAAGTCATTTAGACGGGCCAGAACATCAAATAACATACTGTAATGAAATAGTTAGAACTGAAACTGATTCAACAACCAATATTATTCCTGAAGGAGAACCAGCGACTTATGAAAAGTTAGCTTACGCAGGATTAAGAATTAATAGCTCAAAAGAATGGACAAACTTTAGTCAGTTTTCTGCTTACTTTAAAGAAGGAGTAAAGGTTAAAAGTCTGATAGATGGAACTCGAAAAGCAACAAATTTATTTCCTGAAATTGCTTATGCTTTGTTAACAGATAAAACGCTAGGAGCTGGAGCAGTTATTAGTGAATCTTCTGTT